AATTCTGTTCGCGTCATCAAAGATCCCAATCAAGAAATCTGGTTTTGTGGTACTGATGTTTGCGATGTCTTAGGTTATGCCAACTCAAGAAAAGCCTTGCAAGATCACTGTAAATCATCTGGTGTAACGAAACGTTACACCCCTACCAAAGGCGGAAATCAAGAATTAACATTTATCAATGAACCTAACCTATACCGTTTAATCATCAAATCACGGAAGCCTGAAGCTGAACCATTTGAAGCGTGGGTATTTGAAGAAGTTCTCCCACAAATCCGCAAAACAGGTAAATACAGTTTGCAAAATTCTCAACAACTCGCTTTACCTGAACCCGAAAAGAAATATCCTTTCGAGCATAGCGAAAAAGAGCTACAAAATTTAGCGTGGGATTGGTTCGCCCTTTTCAAATGTGTGGAATTTACCAAAGACATTGTGCCAGCATTAGATGCCATTCAATCCAAATTTGCCCCACAAGCACGGAGTATCGTCTCTGAATATGGCTCTATGCTTCGCCGTCATCAACCGCTAATCCAAAAGCTCACCGCCCAATTTGAAATCGAAACTTGGGGCGATGAAAATTGGAACAGAGTACTACCGACTATTCGGGATAACGAAATTCTTAACCCAAGAAAACAGCTCCCACACCACAATTTCTAAAACTCTCTAAAATCCAACCGCACTTCGGTGCGGTTTTTGTTATACTGCCCTCAAGGAGGACAAAATGTTAAATTTATTCAATCTATTAAAACGCCCCATCGAAACCGAAACCTTAGATGCCTGGGCGAAAATTCTTGAAGATATTGCAAAAGTTGCCCTGCTTGCATTGCCTGTGGTAATATTTGGGCAAAATCACTTTTTATTTAAACTCGCAAGCAGCTTTGCTTTATTGCTTATCGCCTATTTAGCGTTAATCGGTGGTAAGCAAATCCGAAAACACAAACCCTACTTATCAAAGGAGGATTAAATGGCACTTACAATCGGATTATTTACCCTTGCCGCTGTAATGTTCGGCATTGTAATGGCGATTAATCACGCCGTTAAAAAAGATAAAAATGCTTAATTTTTTAACCGCTCTTTTGGGCGGTTTTATTATTCTTACCCAACAGGAAAAACTATGAATCTCACTATCGGACTTGGCGTTTTCGCACTTGTTATGGTTGCTTGGGCAATCGCTGTACATAAGTTTGTTAAATAACCCCTTTGCCAACCGCTCTTTTGAGCGGTTTTTAATACCCGTAAAACCCTTGCTTGTCGCTAAATCTCACGCCTTGCTCCGCAGCCCAAGCATCAACATAATCAATTAGACTCGCTAACCGCTTCACACCCATTTCTGCCGTGCTTTCACGTAAGTTCAACACTTCGCCCTCTAGCCCAATCGCCATTTCAGCTTGTCCGCCCTTTGCAATGTTATGAGCGGACACCATAATCATTTTCCACGTTTCAATATCTCGCTTTTTGCCCTGAAACTCGCATTGTTTGGCAATATCGCCAAGCATTGCGTGGAGTTTTGCATTCTGTGCTAACGTACGCGTTAAGGGCTTTATTTCCACCACTAAGGGATTTTTATCATCAAGTGTAAAGGAATGTATCACCCCGATGGCATTGGCTTGTATGCGTGCGTTACGCAAGAAAAAGCGTTGTTTAGTTTCCATCGCTTTCAATCCCTAACTCATCAAGGCTAAAATACCCACAAGATTTTGTGCGATTCACCCACACAAATTCCCCCATACGATCGTGTTTAGCTTCTTTCAGCTTCCCTTCGCAGCGGAATCTATCGTCTGAATATTCACCAATAAAAGCATTCACAGGTTGCCTATCCCATAAATCCGACAGTTCTCCACCGCACTTCGGGCATTTATATTCATTCATCATAAAATCCCCAAAGCTGCTTTGCAGGCGGCAATGCCGCGCAGGTTAATCTCACGCTGTCTTTCTGGCGGCACAAAGCTCGGTTTCGCTGGCAGGGTGATTTGCGGTTTAGGCAACGTTTCACCCGCTTCCAAGCGTGCTGCCATCGCTTTCAACGCTTTGCTCACTGCTTTGCACAATTTTTCTTCCGTGGCTTCTCGGTTGTTGCAATACAAATCCGTCAGCAGCCAATATTCCGCATCGCTCTCAAAGTGGAATTTGTGGATTTCCAGCATTCCGTAGCCTTGGAATTTCTTGAGTCGTTGGTAAAGCTCGTCCTCGCTCGGCAAGCCTAACGCTTCGTAACGGTCTTGCTTGCACCAAGAAATGAATTTGCCCACGCTTGGAAAATAATCATCAGGTTTCGACCGCACTTTGCGCATTCCTGCACGAACTTGCTCAATGGTGCGAATATTATTTTCCGCAAAGCCTAAAACCCAAGTACGCTTGGTAATGGGTAGCTGCACTTCGTCAAATTGGCTACGCATTGCTGGACAAGCGGCGAATAACTGTGAAAAAATCTGATCAACCAATTTTTCAATCTCATTGGGCAAGCGTTGTGATTTTTGCTGTGGCTGACCAGGCAATTTAGCTTGCATTCCGATTGCACTTTGCATTGTTTGCGGATTAACTTGTCTGATCACAGCATTCCCCTCCAACCTTCCTCGGTGTTCCATTCAATCGCATTCAATTCTGAAACTGTTTTACGCTGTGGTTTTGCGTTATTTTTCTTCACCGTGAGCTGATCCTATTTCTCCCGCAATTTGGCAGGGCTGAGAATATTGGCTTTCCAAAACGAATCTTGGTTTGCCCACTGGAACAGCTCGCAAATTTCCCTATGCGTTCGCCCATCTCGTTCACGCATCAGGCGGATTTCATTCGCCCAGCTGTCGAAAGACGGCGCTTTGACGCTGGGGTTAAGTTTTTTAACTAATCCAAAAATCCATTGCCCGGCAGTCATATCGTCATCGGAAAATTTAAACCGAGATTTTTTGCCCACGCTGCCGTCCGAAATTTTTTCGGACGAAGAAGTATGGTTAATTGACTGGTTAATAGAGAGACTGGTTATGGTGCTAGCTCCTGGCATACCCCCTATGCTATCTGCTGGCATACCTATGCCATCTCCTAGCATACCCGTGCTATCTGCTGGCATACCCTTATCAAGGTGCAAAATATAAAGATTAGAGCTTGAGCCGTCTTTATTTTTGCGAGCTTTTTTAGAGATAAACCCCATTTGAATTAATGCCTCAATATGCGTTCTTGCACTGGCTTTTGAGATTTCACAAACATCGGCAATATATTGATAGGAAGGAAAGCAAATGCCATCATCATTAGCATTATCTGCTAATTTCAATAAGACTAATTTACGCAAAGGATTACCGACTTTAATCTCCATTGCTTTTGCCATTAAAAGTAAACTCATAGCCCCACCGCCTTATCTTGCGTAAATTCACCGTTCCAATTTGCTTTCATCGGCAAATTGCCTTTCACATACCATTCATAGAGCTTTGCTGCTCCTTTCTTTAACAACACGGGTTTATAAGCGATAAATGGATCTTTACCGTGTTGAGAAATTTCTGTGGTTTCTTCCGTGAGATATTGATCTCGGGCGTAGGACTTAACGCGTTTTGTTCGGTTATCTTGATACAGCCAGTTTTTGCCAATCAAAAACTCACCCACTTTTAACGCATTAACCCCATTCAACCCTTTCACAAATTCAAATGGAGAAATTCCATTGCGGAAATAACTTTCCATCGAAGCGATTTGTTCAGATTTTTGTTGATTTTCCAGTAAAGCCTGTTGCTCTCGAACCAATGCCCGCTGCTCGCGTTCTTTTGCGTCTGCCCAAGCCCGAGCGGCAGCAACAGGATCGCTAAAGTTAGGCAAAAGTGCGGTGGTTTTTTGCTGATTTTCTATTAAAGTATCAATTTTTAAATCACACCAAACTGCAAAATCAGCATTGAGCCAACGGGCAAAATTCACTGCTAATTTAGGGTGCAACCAAGTTCCTTGTTCAATGCCACCTTGACGCACAACAACCAAGTCATTTGCCGTTAGGACAATATTCCCAACGCTTAAATTTCGAGCTAATGCATTGATATATTCTTTTGTTTGAACCGTTTTTAAATAATCTTTAACAAATTTATCAAAATGCTTTGCAATAGCTGTCGCATTCAAATAATGATTTTCATTGAAAGAAACGCTAACATCATTATAAAAAAAGTGCTGAATTCTCATTTTTTCTCTGCTCCTAAACTCATTGCAAATGCTCTTATTTCTCCTTGTTCATCAAGAAACCATTCACCAATAGTTCTATATTTATCAAATTTTTTGTGCAATTTACTTTCTTCATCACCGTGAATTAAAGCTAACACTTCAAAATGTGCTCCAGCTTGCGTTTCTAGTGTTCTAATGCGTTTTTTAGGAGAAATGCTTTTTCCTATTTTTATAAGATTAGATTTAGGATTGAACACAATATAAGTAAATATTGAATTCTCTTTTTGGTCTTGATGATTTGCGGGATATGTTACCCAGATACCAAATGCTTCAAGGTAAAATGCAGTACGTTGAAAATCTGAAAAAGCTTTTGAAATGAAAGGATAAAAACTAAAAAGCTTTTCACATACATAGGCTATTTGTTTAAAAGAGTTGATATTATCTAAACTCTTTTGGCTTTCAGATAAAATTTGTTCTTCATTTGCTTTGAGAATATTTTGGCAAGCAATAGCCGAGCATTCTTGAAATTTTTGTAAAATAGTAAAACCAACACACATAGCATCTTGCAAAGGTAATTCACCTTTTTCTATAGCTTGCATCAATAGTTGATCCTTTAAGATTTCTGAAAGGCGTTTTTCGCATAGCTCCGCAATCTCACGACTGCTCATTTTTATGCTTGCATTTTGTTCCGAAATTATTGATAATCTGCTCATAGATAATTCCTTTTTAATGAATTACCACCGTTGCTGCGGTGGTTTTTTATTGCTTATGAATAGCAATCGCCACTTCGATCGCTTTTGCCGTGGTCTGTTGTGATTTGTGCAATAACTTATGCAACACATCTTGTTCTTCCTGCGTCAGTACGCCATCGCTCAAAAATTCGTTGAGCTTGGCAAATAAAATCCCACGCTCAGCAAGTTCTTGCAGTTGTAACTGCGATAGCTCGACTAAGTCAGTTTCGTTTTCGTTCGGTACAGCAAAACTCACCTTGCCTAAACGCCGATTGATTTCATCCGACCAATTACTTACGCCATATTCAAGCTCAATGGCAATCAATTCTTCGCAGGTGAAGCGTTGTCCTTTGGTTTGATACAGGCGGTTATTCAATGCCTGTTCTGTCATACCAAGAAAGCCCGCCACGGCTGCTTTCCCGCCTTGGCACTTTTCTATCATTTCAATAATTGTTTTCTTCATTGCCATAAATTCCTTGTGGATTTTGTGGTTTTGTTTTTGGGTAGGTTTGGTAAATTATTTCTGAGAAGGGAAAGGGCGAACTTCTTCGGCTCGAACTTTTCCCGCTTCATCAGGGATCACAAAAATATTTCTTGCTTTATAAAGTGCTTTACTAATTGCTCCCTGAGTTACGCCAACAGCTCTAGCGGTGGCAGCTTGTCCGTGTGTTTTCACATAATCAGATAATGGAATTCTATTCATAGGAAACCCTTATTATTTATATTCAGACAATAATTATTACCGCCAGTAAAATAAAGGTCAATATTTGCGGTAATTTTACTTTTACTACTGTTGGTAATATGCTTTAAGAAAAACCGAGAGAAATGCCCAATGAGTACACAAAAAAAGAAAGAGCTCACATCGGAACAAAAAGCAGAATGTGAGAAGCTAAACGCTATTTACGAGCAAAAAAAATCAGAACTAGGACTAACACAAGCTTCTGTTTCAGAGAAATTGGGGATTAATCAAAGTGCGGTTAATCACTATTTAAAAGGAACGAATGCCTTAAATGCCAACATTGCAAGTAAGTTTGCAAGATTATTGAATATTACAGTGGATCAGTTCAGCCATCGCATATCGAATGAAATTAAACAAATGGCTGATACATTAGATCAAGAAAAGTTAAATGAAATTATCTTATTAGAAAAACGTCCGAAAAATTCAGTGACAATCCCATTGCTAGACATCTATGCAGCAGCGGCACCAACTGGAATTATTAATGTAGATTATCCAGAAGTGATTAAAGAAATTACGATTGATCAAGATCAAGTTTTAGAGCTGCTAGGGCGTAAAACCATTCAGGGGATCAATCTGATCAATGTGCCAACAGATTCAATGAGCCCTACAATTAACAAAGGTGATGTCGCTTTTATTGATGTTACTTGTCGTTGCTATGCAGGAGAGGGAGTTTACGCTTTTGTTGATGAATATGGAGAATTGTTCATTAAACGCCTACAAAAAGTGCCAAATGGCGGAATAAAAATTTTATCGGACAATCCTCACTACGCCCCATTAGATTTTACTCAAGAGGAATTGGAACGTTGTTACATTATGGGGAAATTGGTCAAAGCACTGCCATTACATATGATTGATCTATAAACTCAAACATAATGGGCGTGGAGGTTGAGCATAGGCAGGTTTTGTAAAAATAATAACTTACTAATAAACTAAGGCAAATAAATATGATTAAAAAATTTGAAGATATTAAAGATGATATTGTTGCATCTCAACTTTCACAATCCTATGAAAAGGTATTAATAGATAATATGTTACAAGGGAAACGAGAATTACTTTCAGCGAATGATATTATAGAAATGCTTGGAATTTCTTCTGACGAATTTAAAGAAATGCTCGATCTTCCAAATCATGTCCTTTTTGCGTCAAATGCAAGAGCTGTCTTCGATCTTACTAGCCGATTAAATCCTGCTAATGCAAAATATGAACTCATTAACACAGAATTAAAACAAAGTACAAAACTCCCTAAACCAGACATTTACATTATAGGAAAAGCAAGATGGGCAAAAGGAACTATCAAAAATTGGTTAGAAAATCAAACAGGACATAGTACAGATAAAGAAAAGGCAGGTTAACCACCTGCCTTCCTGAACCGCAAACAAGCGGCTCTCACACTTTACAAAGCTTGTCGGCTCCTACGTCCGAGGCTTCGGGCTCATTACCAGTAGACGCATTATGACAAAAAACAAATAATGAGTAAAGAAAAAAATGTTATCAAAACAAATTACGAGTATTTCACAAAGCAGGTTAAGCACTTATCTGCTTTGTTTTTATCAAAGTGATCAGTCAAAACAAAAAGAAGCCATTGCTATCTATACCGCATTACAACATCGTGCGGGTATTTATTTTTCTCTTATTCAAGAAATAGAGGTCGCATTAAGAAATGAAGTGAGTGAATTACTTCGCCAAGCTGCCCCGAATAACGATTTATACCAATTTTTTCACTATTTAGCACAAGACAAAAATGCACCACTTACAATCGAATCACAACGCCAACTAAAAAAAGCAATTAGTGAATGCAATAAAAAACATTATGATGAGAACGACATTATTTCTCACATTAGCTTTGGTTTTTGGGTAAATCTTTTTGATTACGATATAAAGAGAAATAAACACATTATTTACTGGCAAACCGTCTTAAAACCTATATTTAATCGTAGGTTTAATAGTTTCAAAGACTTATACAACACATTGAAACAAGTAATGCGTTTCCGTAATCGCCTCTACCATCAAGAAATAATTTGGAATAAGAAAACATCAAAGCATCCAATTCAAGCACTTAAAAATTTAGAGAAGACCTATACTCAGTTTGAGCAAGTGTTACAAAAAATTGCTCCAGAAAGATTTTCCTTTCGACAGCTATCACAAGCATTAATTTGGCAAAGAGATATATTCTTTGACCAACAACTCTTCTGTGCTGAGATTGGCATCTTGCCAACACATATTAAATAACCTAAGCCGCCCCAGTGGCGGTTTTCTTTTACCTCTAATCCCCTAAAACCATTTTCGCGACATCACGAAAATGATATTTCAGCAAAATTTATTTCTCAATTTCTGCCTTCTTACCTCTTTTTGCTTAAAAAGTAATCAAACAAGCAAAATTACCTTAAATAATATTACTTGCGGTATTTACAATTAAAATTACAAGCGGTAATATGCACCCATCAAAACGAAACAACGTTTAATGCTCTTTAACAATCAAGATGAAATAAAAAGCCCTGCGGCAACAGGGTTTGGATAATTAAGCTTCGTAAATAGGTGTTTGTCGGTTAGTGTCCATAACAAGACCGATACAATGTAAGCAGTTTTGTTTGGTCGTATAACCTTCACTTTGAGCTATAGGTTCGTGATTGGCGGCTTTTAGTCGCCAATACCACTGACCATTAACACCTTTGAAAATTTCAAAATACATAGAGGTAACTCCTTATGCAAAACGAAATGAAACGCTATGCAATTTCTTACTTCTTCAAAGGGAAGAAGTGGTGTTCAGATGTCTACGCCAACTCATTTGAAGAAGCACAAGAAAAAGTCAAAGCAATGTCCCAAGCAACTATTGATGGTGAGCTTTACTGTTCAATATATGTTCCAGTCAAGCCACAATCACGCATTGCAAGGTTGCTTTTAAAGCTACTACATAAATTTAGCTAATTCAATATTTCATCTTGGTGATGATGCTCTTTAACAATTTAGATAAAACACCTTGTCGCCTGATGGTGAGTAGTTAGTCAAAGCGTGGAAGACCCTATAGCCCCACCGCTACAACAGCATTATGCCCAATAAGGGAAACAGACATAATCCGACAAGGTGTTTAGGTGAAAGCTGGTCGCACATAATAAGGTGCAAGGGAGTAGCCGAAAAGAACAGTAGGACTTTTTGATTATTTTTGACCGATCCGATGACTCGTAGTGAGGTTGAAAGGAATGTTGAAGCAAGGGCGAGGTAACTACCAAAGCGGAATTAACGAAAAAATAATCTAGCAAACGCGGCTATAAGGGCGTGACAGCTTGGAGAGACAGCACTCATTCAAAACCGCATTCTTAGCAACTCGCTTTTAGTCTTTTTTCTTGGTGGCTTTGCGTGCGGTTCTAAATGAGATGAGAAATAGGAGAAACGCAGTGAAAAAATATGAATTAACCGATGAATATATTGAGATCGGATTTACAACTAAAATTAAACTCTATCGCATAAAAGCTTTAGTAGCAATCGCATCAATCGGCGTTAGTGCTGGTGATTTGGGTGGATATGTCGAGAAAGAGTCAAACTTAGATCAGAGTGGTGATGCCTGGGTGTACGATAATGCCGTGGTGTCCGGTGATGCCGTGGTGTACGGTAATGCCAAGGTGTACGGCGATGCCGTGGTGTGCGGTGATGCCGTGGTGTCCGGTGATGCCGTGGTGTGTGAAAGATCTGATATTGTCTGGTTTTCAAACGTGGGTACGGAGTACGGTACATTAACCGTATTTAAAACTAAGCAAGGAGTATTGTGGGCTACTAGAGGCTGTTTTAGTGGCTCTGTTGAGGAGTTTTTGAAAAAATCCGCGGAAGTTCACGATGAAAAAACGAAAAGAGAATATCAACTTTTGATTGAAGTCGCTAAATCAAGGTTGAACAACTAATACGCCCACACGGAAGGCGTTAAACCCCGTGCAGACATAAATACTCTTAACCTTGCCCACTGTAACAGGTGGGCTTTTTTAGCAAAATCTAAAAAATATTGCTCATATTAATTAGTGAGTATTGAAGGAATTTAGCTCTTATTTTTATCAATATC